CACCCATCAGAGTGCAAAGGGTATTGATTAAGATGTTTTGATTTTCCATTATCTGAACTATGATTTTTATGATTAAATGATTTTATGATTTTATGATTTAAAATTTTTAAAATCGGGTTAAAACCCAATTTTATTGAACATTATCAACTGTCAATTATTTAGTAGATTGTTTTCATTCTACGTTTGCCAAACGAGGCTTTATTTTCAGTCATTCTGCTTGCCATTTGCAAATAATAGATAGCACCTTCGTCTGCATCTGGACTGTCGTCTGCAGTTCGGTTTCCTTTTTCAAAACTTAGTAGCTGGTCTAGTGCCGTAATCATGTGCCTATCTTGTTGCTTTCGTTCGTTGTAATAAATCACACCTCTTTCGTAAAGTGGCGAAAGTGCTTCTATGCGTTGAAATTTATCTGGTTTTTTGCGTGTATCTGGACGGATTGGCAGTTGATAACCTCTGATATTACCCTGTTTTACAAATTCATCTAAAAGCATATCTTGCATAAAACTAGCTTCCATCATGTAGTCTATGATTACGTTTTGCGGTTTTCGCTCATGTAAATCGTAAAACCAAGCTACCATAGTTATAACCGAACATTGATCTACCATGCAATCTATCAGATGCAGGTCTGTGCCTTTTTTGCCCCAAAGTTTGATAGCTTTGTAATCGTTTTTGGTTGTGTTTTTAAAGCTTGGGTCGCAATAGGCTACCAAATGGTCGTATTGATTTAATGGCAATGCAGGTATCCATTTTATCCACTTCGAATCGAACACCGAACCCTCCACGATGGGATTGTTCATGTATTCTTTTTGAAACCTGCGATAACCCATAAAGGCTTCTAGTTCTTTTATTTCGCCAATATTATATTTTTCGCCCCACGATGGCAATCCATATTCATCTATGGCATTGACAACGGAATGCGTTAATCCTGGTCTTTTTGAAAAGTTGGCGAGAACGGAGTTTTTGCCAATGCGATTGCCTACCATGACAAATCTACCTTTGCCCATATCCATAGAACCCAATAGGGCTTCGAGTACCCAATCTACCATTTTGGACACACGGGCATCGTTGTTAACGAGTTCGTCATCGTCTAAATCGTCTATCACTATATAGTCTGGTCGAGATTCACGGTGGCGAAGTCCACGGGGCGATTGCCCTCTTCCACGGGCAAAAAATGCAGTGTCATCTTTGGTTACGAATTCGCCATCTGTCCAATTGCCCGATTGGTATTGTATGCCAAAATCGTGTATATAGCGTTGATTTGCCATGAGTTCGGCTTGCACATCCGAAAGTAAGGTGTCGGCATTGTCTTCTGATTTGCCCACCAAAACCATAACATGGATGGTTTTAACTTCTTGGCATTTCAGCCAAAGCGGAATTAAAATATCAAAATGGGTAGATTTGGCATGTCCACGCGCCCATTCCATGACGGCTTTGAGGTTTTGTTCTTTTTTAATGTTATTGGCAGCTGTGATTTGAAATTTACCACATTTGCATTTGGCATAGTGTGGAAAGTAATATTCAACAAAAAAACCATAGTCCGCTCTTGCTTTTTTAATACGCTTCGCCTGCTCAGCCAAATCCTCGTGTTGGTTGATGGTCGAATATTGAAAAATCATATCTTTGTGCTTTTCAAAATCGAGTAGGGCTTTGGTGTTATTCATTTTCGTTAAGGTAATGCAAAAATTTAGATTGAAATTCGGTTAGCTGTTGGGCGAAGGTTGGGTTTATTTTGACTAACCAATTGTTAAATTCTTTGAAGACAGAAATGGCATTAGGTAAATTTACCTTTCTATCCAATTTATCTATCGTTGAAGCAATTTTAACGATAGTGTCCATTTCTTTAGAATTAAGAATACGGCTATCGTTTTCGGCTTCGGTCGTAATTTTTAAAGCCTGAGAATATAGTTTATTTACAAGGGCATCTTTGCCCAAATTTCTGGCTGCCTTTATTTTATCCCATCCTTCCTCTTCTTTCCATTTGGAGAGTGTTTTTTCGGAAATTCCTAAGTCTTCCGCAATTTTTTGCTGCGAGGCATCACTATATATATATAGTTGCTGCGCTAGTCTTTTCTCTTTTTCTTTCATTCCAAGTAAACTAATTTTTGTTAATTTTTAACAAAATAGGGCTTATTTTTTGTCAATAAATAATGCTTTTAACGATGTTTTGAGAACGAAAGCACTAGTTTTTCGGAGCTAAAGCGAAGTAATAAACTATCATTTTTTTATGATTTTTTTTTATTATTATTTTGAAACGTGAAAACGAAAAAAATCTAAAAAGTAGTAAATAAAATGAAAGTAAATTACGAGATATTTAGAGGACAAAATGGCTTGGCAGAGATAAAAATCTATGGCGTTATTGGCACTGATAAATCGCAACTTTCGGCTGCTACTTTTTGTGCGGAATTGCAGGATTTAGCTATTTCCTATCCACAAGCTACTATTAGGATGAATTGCGATGGCGGTTCTGTCAAGGATGGGATGCTGATTTACAATGAAATTTTGCGTTCAAAAATGGCAATTACGATGTATTGCGATGGCATAGTGGCGAGTATGGCATCTGTGATATTTCAGTCGGGCAAAAAGCCAGGCAATAAACGGATTATGGCAACTGGAAGTCGCATGATGATACATCAAGCGAGTTTGTCAATGGGGGGACAAAGTGATGATTTGCGAGATGCTGCCGATGCCTTGGATGGTATCAATTCAGATTTGCAAGGCATTTATATGAAAGCCAGCGGGCAATCTGAAAAGGTAGTTAAATCTTGGATGCAAAGGGGAAAAAACACATGGCTCACAGCAGCACAGTGTGTGGCTTTGGGTTTGGCAGACGAAGTGGAGGACGGTATGCCCGTTCAGATGACATTTATAGACGACAGTTTAAAAATGGTGGCTCAGTTTAACGAGCATTTAATAGAGGATTTTCAATCAAATAGTAATAATAATCAAAATTTAATTATGGACAAAAAAGTTTTAGCCCTTTCGTTGGGTTTGGCAGAAAATGCCACAGAGGCGGAAATACAAGCGAAGTTAATATCGCTCAAAAATGCGGATGCAGAAGCAAAAGCAAAGATTGCGGTTTTGGAAACCGAAAACCAAAAGCATTTGTCAGATAAAATTACTGCCATGCTGGATGGAGCAGTGGCGAGTGGTAAAATAACGGAAGCCCAAAAAGCAACTTTTGAGCCGTTGGCAAAAGTGGATTATGCCAATTGCAAACTAGCGATTGATGGCATGGTTTCGGCAGCACCAGTGGCAGCTGCGGTTTTACCCGTGCAAGTAAGTATTTCTGGTGCGATAGCGCAAGCACAGGCGGCAATGCCAGCTACAAAAACTTGGAACGAATATGCCAAAACCGATTCGGCTTATTTGGAATCTTTGGAAAAAACCAATCCTACGGCTTGGAAAGCGTTGTTTAAAGCTCAGTTTGGCGTTGAACCGCAATAATTATCAATTATAAGGTATAAATTATTAATTAAAAATTAAATTAAAAAAAAGTGAAAAAGAGAATTGATTTAGTCAGTGTAATGTTCAACCTGGTTTCGGTGTTGTGTATGGGTGTGATTGTAGTACCTATGTTTGGTAAGATGGTGGCTTTCGGGATGATGGCAGTGCTTTTTGTGATTCCTTTTTTGGGCTATTGGGCAAAAAGTGCGAAGCGTGATGTAGTGTTATATGCAGGGCTTTTGAAAGAAATTTGGCTCGATGAGATAAAGCAAAATTTCTATGCCGATGCTCCCCACATTTTGCGAAGCCAAGATATGAGTTCGTTAGTCTATAATTCGGTTATCAATTTGGCAGATGCTGGTATTAATCCGAATGTGTTAATTAATAATACCGTATTTCCCGTGCCCACAGTAAGTTTTGGTGCCACACCTTTGGTTTTGCCTTTAAAAGTATTTGATACAGAAAATACTTCTGTAAAGGACACAATAAATAAGCAATATATGTTTGACGCTGTAAAGCAGGCTGTAAGCCAGCATAAGGCTGCCTTGCAAGAACGGATTTTTGAAAACGTAACACACTCGTGGGCACCACAATCGAATGCTACACTAACACCAGTGTTAGCAGCCACTGGCGCTATCAAAGTTTTGACAGGCAGACGCAGATTGACTATGAGCGATATTGCTACTTTGCAAAGAGCCTATGATATTGCCAAAATTCCACAATCAGGTAGAATATTGGTTTTGTGTCCAGATCATCGCCAAGATTTAATTGATGAAGATAGAACTTTATTTAAGCAGTTTTCGGAATTGAAAACTGGAGAGGTATTTCCATTGTATGGATTTACAGTTTATCAATATGCACTAAATCCACTTTACACTACTGCTGGGGCTAAAAAAGCATTTGGAGCGGCACTCGTGCCAGCTACAGATTGCTATGCTTCTATCTCTTGGTGTGAAAACGAAGTGATGCGTGCGGCAGGCAAGTTAGAAATGTTTTGGAGATCAAAAGAGCAAAACCCTGAGCAAAGAGAAGATGTGATTGGATTTAAGCAGTTTTATACTGGTTTGCCAATTCGTAATAAAACGATGGGTGCGATATATTCTGGAGTTTAAAAAAAGGTAGAAGTTAAAAGGTAGAAGGTAGTGCTTTTGTTCTACCCTCTACCCTCTACCCTCTACCATCAAAAGTTATGAAATTATCGACAGAGGATTATTCCAAACTTGCATTAGAGTTTGGTTTAAATGTGAAGCTTTTGAAAACAGTGGTAATTGTGGAGGCTTCGGGTGCTGGGTTTGACAGCCGAACTGGGCTTATAAAAATACAGTTTGAGCCGCATTGGTTTTTTAGGTTTGCAAGAACAAAAATTATTAATGGCGTAGAAAATCAAACCTTGGAATATAAGGCTTATAACGAGGCTTACGGTATCGACAAAGAAGCTGCTATGCGCGCTACGAGCTGGGGACTTGGTCAGATTATGGGATTTAACCATAAAAGAGCGGGTTACAACACAGTGGCTGATATGGTGGATGCCTTTCGGATGGGCGAATATTACCAAGTCCGTGGTATGCTCAAATTCATTGCCTTTGATAGGGTAATGTTTGGTGCTTTAAAAAACAGAAATTGGGCAACATTTGCCAAATTATATAACGGTCCAAATTTTAAAAAACTGGGTTATGATGTGAAAATGGCGGAGACGTATAATCGTCTGAATTAGGATTTGTAGGATTAAAAGATTTTAGGATAAAATTATGAATTATAAATTATTAATTATTGGTTTTTTGATGGTTTTTGGGTTATTAACTTGCCAAAAAATACCTGTGCAAAGCCATGTTACGAGTGATAGCTCGTGGACGGTTTATGGGAAAGATACGCTATTTGTAAAATCGGAATCGGTGCAAAAAGGCATCAATTATGATAGTATTAAATATCTGTTAAACGACATGCTTTTGAAAGGCGTAAAGCCCGAAATTGTGTATCGCAATTCGGCTGCAAGTCCTACTTCACTCACTTTTAAGCTAGATAAGGGCAAATTGATAGCAGATTGCACCAAGGCGGATCAGCTTTTGGAATATTTGACAAAGGAAAATAACAGACTCAAAACCAGTTATCAGGTAAAGATTTTAAAGGAAATCCCCGATTGGTGCAAATATGCCCTTGGCGGATTGGCAGGGATAAGTTCCTTGCTTTTATTATTATTATTAACAAAAAAAGTTTAAAAAAAAATGGCTAAAGAAGCAGCAAAAGTTGAAGGTGCGGAAGGCACGGAACAAATAAAATCGGTAGAATTAAATGAGGTTCAAAAAGAAGCATTGGCATATCTTTTTAAAGAGAAACCTACGGCTCAGTTGTTTTACACGATAGAAAGTGGCGAATGTTTTGATAATTTGAATTTGGTAAGAAATGCCGTTGGCTCAGATACTAATTTCAAAACCATTACCAGAGAGATGTTTAACGGTTTAATAGCATAGTTATATGAGCGTAAAAGGTGTAATTGTTCGCAAAAAAATACCGCCAAGTGGGGTGCGAACCACGGCTGATGGCATTTCGGGATTGGTGGCTCACGCAGTGGCTGTGCCTAGTACTTTTGTACTTGGCACTACCTACAAGCTATTTAGCTTGCGAGATGCGGAAAGTTTGGGAATTACAGAGGCTTATGATAATACCAATAATTTATTATTGTGGTATCATATCAAGGAATATTACGAGGAAACTAGCCTAGATGCTGGTACGCCATTATATATTATGGGTGTGGCTCAAAGCATAACATTTGTGGCAATGGTTGAAGATACTGCCGTGATTTATGGTAAAAAAATAATGCTAGATGCCAAAGGCGAAATTAAGCAATTGGCTTATGCGTATAATCCTACTGTTTATACGCCAACATTACTTAATGGCGTAGATACAGATTTAATTACGGCTGTGGGTAAGGCTCAATTATTGCATGATTATAGTGTGGATAATGCCATGCCTTTGGTTGTGATTTTGGAAGGAAAAAATGGATTTTTGACACCAGCTGCCATGCAAGATTTTAGGGCAATTGCGGGTGTGAAAGCACCCAATGTAGCGGTTTGTTTTGGTCAAGATTTTGACAAAGCCGATGCCAAACCCATTTGGAATAAGCACGCTGCCATTGGCACATTGCTTGGGTCAGTGGCTGCAAGGCGGGTAAATGAAAGTTGCGCATGGGTAGAGGTGGGTAATATTCAAGATGTGCCTAGAAATAGATGGGTAAAACCTGCTTTTTCAAACCATATTTTGATAGATTTCAATAAAGCAGATTGGCAATTATTAGAAAATAAATCAGTCATATTTCCAATAACTTACGCTGGTTTAGATGGTGTGTTTTGGAATTCAGATTACACTTGCGATAATCCAATCTCTGATACTGAAGGCTATTTGAATGAATGGAATTTAACCTACGGACGTACTCTGAATAAAGCGATTCGTTCGGTATATGCTGCTCTTTTGCCTAGCGTAAAATCTCCTCAGCCAGTAAACCCGAATACAGGAAAGCTAGATATTGGCGTAATTGCTCTGTTTAAGGCCAAAGCCTTAGCTAGAATAGATTCAGATATGGCAAATGAAATAAGTGGTAGAGATGTTTTTATTGATAAAGATTCAGACCTTATCAATTCGCCAAGGGAGCTTAAAGCGGGTGTGGTGGTGGTGCCCTTTGGCAGCACAGATTCAATTAGAGTAGATGTAGCACTTAAAAAATCAATATAAAAATAATTATTAATTATTAATTATTAATTATTAATTATCAACTGTCAATTATCAATTAAAAAATTATGGGCATAGTAAATGCAAGAGGCAAAGCCTACGATGGTGGCGATATGACAATTACCCTATTGGGTAATCAGCCTGTCAATTTCGATTCGATAACTTACGGAGACAAACAGGAAGGACAAACCAACAACGGACGTAACAACGAAGTTGTGAGTTATTCGATGGGTAAAAAAAGCTACGAATGTGCTTTAAAAATGGGAATGGACGAGTTTGTTGCTATTCAAAACGCAGCTCCAAATAGGGATGTCAAAAAAATTAAGCCTTTCGACATCATTGTTGTATATGCCAACGATGATAATCAGGTAGTGATTGATAAAATCACGGTTAAATTCTTAGGAATGAAACGTGGAGGCGGCACTCAGGATATGAACATGATGGCAGAACCTGAATTGTTGTGTTTAGGAATTGATTATAATATTCCAGCTTAATAATTGACAATTTATAATAAAAATTTAACCAAAAAAAGAAAATGAAAATGA